CTGTTCGAGATTTTTCTTCGAAAGATACAAAATAATTGAAAGAACTGCACCTACAAATGGCCCTGCCAAAGCTGCAATCAAAGCTGGTGTAATCATCCGGGCAAACCTGACTCACCGTTTGCCATTCGCTGTTTAACGCTCTCTGGTAGAGCAGATTCAAGTCCCATTTCTTTTGCAATTGCAATGATTCGCTTCATAACTACTCGTGGGTTTTTTGCACGTCCTACACTTGACCAAGCTGCTTTTACATCAGCAGCATTTGAAATTGGAAATGATTCGTCAGGACCTGCAAATTTACCTTTAATATCACCAGTTGCTAATTCTTTACGCCTATCCCCACTCCACTCACGAAACTGTTTATCAATACGCTTTTTATCTCGGCAAGATGCACAACCACAATTTTTCCCACAGCCGCAGCCTTCATCAAAAGCTGGCATAAATGAGCCCATGGCTAGATACTCATCATTTTGGTCGGAAAACTTGTATTCTTTATTTTTTAATTCGCGATATTGAGCAGCGCGGAGGTTTTTACGACCTACAATTTCACTCATTGCCTGGCCGCCATCAGCATACTCATTTGCTTCGCGATTTATGAGATTCACACGCTTTTGGCGGCTTTCTTTATGATTAGAAAGACGGATCTCATTGTGGTCAGATTTGCCAATAGTCATAAAACCTTCACTGTTAACACCAGTACCCCACTTGCGGCGCTCTTTGTTTTCTTTTTGTAAACCCGGACCTGACTGGGAGTTAGAGGAATTTAATCCTCCACCTACACCTGGTAGAATAACGCCGCCCATTATAAGTTTAAAACTAAAGCTGTTTTACCCTATTCTGAATCTAAAAGTTCTTTAATAAGCGTATCAACTTCATCTTCAGATAATACTTCGTCATCTTCTTCATAGTCTGTATTTATTTCTTCATCAATTTCATTGTTTTCTTCTTCATCGTCTATTGCAGAATACATAATTGGGGAGGTTTCAAGTTTGTTTCTGCCATCGGGATAGCGCCATAAATCAACACTTCCATGCCATGGAGACGTATTACTCACAACATTTGTAGGTAACCCGGTAACTTCATCTATATCCATCTCATCAGGTGTGAGTTGGAGTTCGTAGGCTTGTTGAAGTGCTTCAAGCGCTTCTGGTGAGAAATAACTATTCATAATTAATTGTTAGGGTTTTGCTTTGTTTTTGATAACTCGGTGGGTTCCTAGGCCTACACCGAGCATTTTTTCTTGCATATCTATTTGCTTACGTCGCTCGTCAAATGCAGCTTTTTGTGATTGAAGTTCAGCTTCTTTTTCTTCTTGCGCCATTCTCTCTATTAAGCGATGAAGCCCGCCACCAATATTTCTATGTAGCTTTTTTCTACAAACACCATCTACCGATACTTGCGATTTAGAGCATGGTACTGAATAATCTGATGTAACAGTCATGCTCCCCTCCTAATATGAAGTTGCGGATCATTCCATGTGGGAATATTCCGCCCCGTTTGTTTTTGTTTTCTCGGATTATCGGAGTTAGCATTTTGCTGTCTCATATCCCTAATCAAAACATCGCGCATATGTCTAAGTATAGCATGGGGGATAGAACAGTGTTTAGAATCCCTATAAGATCGAAACATGTGAGAAACATGAGAAGGATCATCGCAATTTTTTAGAGAATTCCACACTCCCAAAGTTTGGGCATCACCAAAATTCATCCGTTTTGGCGACTCAGAATAAAAAGACTCGCCGGTATCAACTTTCGATTTTGACGGTGGTGGATTGTTATCAGCACTTTTAACACCTTGATTACCAAGATACGGTAGCGCTGGGGCTAATACCATTGCGTCAAGTTCAGACGAACTCGAACGATTCCAGCGAGTAGATTTTCTCATTAATCTTCGTAAGCGGATAGTATATCGGCTATAACACCGTTGCGGACAATATCGTTCTTTGTGAATGCCACTCGGCCAACAGAATCAATATTAGCTAGTCGCTGATATGAATCCAACAGGCCGTTATCTGATCTGAAAACATCTAGATCGATTTGGCGAGTGTCTCCTGTAATAATAATTTTTGCATTTTCCCCTACGCGTGACAATGCTGTTTTTACATTCCCCGGCAAAGAATTTTGGGCTTCATCAAAAATGATGAGACAATCATTGAAGCTTCTTCCACGAATATCTTCGAGAAGTATCGGTTCAATAACTTTTTTGCTGAGGAGATATTCTGCAGCACCAGTGGATTTGGTTATGACTGCAAGATTGTCCCACACCGGTCCTACAAGCGGAGCCATTTTTTCTTCCATCGTACCCGGAAGAGCTCCTCTGCCTCTTTGATGTGCACAGCCTACATCAGATCGCAGATAGTAAATCTTCTGCAATTTGTTTATCTTCACAGATTGTAAGCCGTACCATAATGCAACTAAAGTCTTGCCAACCCCGGCAGGGCCGACTGCAATTGTTACAGTATTATCTTCTAAAGAAAACCATAGGTCTTCCTGGGCAACAGTCTTGGCTGCAAATGGCAGCACATCCATTCCCCGCTCTTTTGGCTGAAAATCTTGAACTTTGTGCCGTAAATCTCTCTTTGTCTTACTCGTGATTGCCATGAAATTAGGAAGTGTTAAAACATCAGTGGGAAAAATCGCTTCGATGCAAAAATTGTTATTTACATAACTTTCACTCCCAATAAGTGGGCGCGCCATGACACATAAACAGTTATCAGGTCAATTGATTTTTACCCTTCCCAACGGATATCTCGTCCTCGACCACGTGATCCACGCCGCAGTCGGTCTTGCGTATTTTCAATTCCTTCATTCTCAGCGAAATTCCATCCTTCAGCCCCTACACTTCTTCTACCAGTCCTATTGAGAGATGTAAATACATTACCGTCGCCCACTCCATCACGCCGTGTGATTCCCGTATACTTCCTATGCTGGAATATCGCTTCAGCCAGCACACGATCTACTGCATCCAGATGCGTCAAATAATAGTGCAGCGCCCACACCATAGAGTCAGTCCTGTCATCGTGCGCAACATAAGGGAATTGCGTTAGTTCCTTAATAAAAGGTTCCAACCACTCTCCCTCTACAAAAAACACTCGCCCTTGTTCGTATAGAGGACTTACTGCTTGGAGCCTCGTTGTCTTCGACTTTAGCGGTTTAAACTCTTCAATCGGTATCTTCGCCTCTCTACGCAATACTTGAATCAACGACTGCCCAGATGCAGCTTTTTCTATGCACAGTACTTTTGCTTTATATAATCGGTATAGATGCTTCACTGCTTCAATCATATCAGGAAATGCCCATCGCCCCGTTACAATTTCTCTGACATAAACATCGTTGGGTTTGTCTTTGTTGATACTGCATACGGCGATTGCAGTTTCGTCTGCCATTTGGTTTTCGGAAAATGCGCAGTCCGCAGCTAGCCATGAAATATCAAATTCTGGGCATTCACTCTCTGCTATCCTTTTTATCCATCCTGGCCGAATAATCTGACCTTCGTCACTCTTCGGAACACCTTGATACAGAGCTGCAAATTTGAAACTACCCATCGCTTTTTTCTGCGACAGAAGCATATCTACAGTGAATGCTGTATTTGCGGCCCAATGCGACTCACCCTGTTTCCGCCCGAGCAGATCATTGAAAGGATCTTCACACAATCCAGAAATATTCAGCCATCGCCAACCGAGCGGATTGGTTTCCTCGTCATATAGTCCATCCCCATCCATTAAGATTCCGTGTAGATCTTTCTCATGGAAACGTGTGGCAATAACCATTTGGCACCAGTTGTTTGTCCTTCGCGTTGAAGCCTGCTCTTGCCACCAACTTTCGAGACTTTCTAATGCGGCTTTACTATCCGAAGATTTCAATGGGTCGTCAACCACCATAGCACCGACGCCAGGAGATTCCATGTCAGTGGTTCCAGCAGTGAATCCGGTTAGCACACCGCCGACAGATGTGGCAAGAATGTATCCACCACCGACCATATCGTACTTACTATCTGGAGAGAAGCCAAGAAAATCCGGGAATATCTTACGATACACAGGAGCTTTCATCATCTGGCAAACTTCTCGATGAAATTTCCCAGACAGCTGCGAACCGTAACTCGCAATTACGTGTTGAGTCTTTTGATCGCGACCGAGCAGCCAAGCCACAAACATTGTTGCCAACATTGATTTGCCGGACCGTGGCGGACAAGAAACAATTAATCGCCTTTGTCGCCTGTTAGCCAAGTCCTCGAAGGCAGAACCAATAATTTCATGAAATGGCGCCACTTGAAGGTCGCCAGCTTTCATTAGATCAGCAAATGCAAGGAAACAAGTTTGTGCCGCTTTATGGCGAAATTCATAAATGACGCTTTTTGGCGCCTCCATGACAATAAGTTCGTGAATTGCCTGCTGGTACTTACGCCAAGACGAATGATCTTCTAGTTGGTCTACATGGGTTATGACAGGTCTTGTCATTACGTAAATTTACGGAGCATTTCATCAACCTTTGACGAGTATTCCTTTGCCAAATCTCGTTCTTTGTCAGACTCTCTAGGTGTGGTTAGATCGACAATGTCACTCACAAGATCACGATGGGTCTTGATAGCCGAGTTAAAAATAGTAATAAGATCTCGAATACCCGCATCAGGAAGCGCATCTTCAATATAGCCTAAGGCTTGAGTTGCAACTTTAAGGGCATCTCCAGCAAGGACTTCTTTTGTTTTGAGAATGTCGTCGTGTTTCATCGTGGGAATCTTCGATTGCAGCAGCCACCGCCACCGGGAAATGGCCCTGGATTGGGCCTCTGATTTATCATTGATAGAATTTGACTAGCCCTGCCTGGATCGCCTTGCGCAAGTGCCTGGTAGTATTGAGCCCACAGTTTGGGATTTTCTTTCATAACTCTCACATTCGGAGATAGCTTCGTACGTTTCATTCCACTCTCCCTTCGCATCTTCATCGAAGATAAAAGAAAAGCATTTTGGAGGTTTGTTTCTCATAAGTTTTACCCGTTTATGGGCATATACTCGGGCGACATGTAGGACAACCCAATTTCCACAGCTCGTTAACGCTGGTGTATTCGATCACAGATTCATCAATCCAACCACGCCCAACTGGCGATTGTTGTACTAAGATATATCGTGTAGCCTGCACTTGAATATACACATCCGGGATCACGCCAATAA